TTTGCCACCTAATTGAACCCATCCTGGTTTTCCATCACTTGATTTACTTTTTGAAAACCAGTCATGAAGAGAAGAATCTCCTGATTTAGTTTCTTCGCCTACAGGAACGCAATTGGGAACAATCTTTTTTCCTTTCTTTTTCATACCTTGTTGCTTATATCCACTCCAACAAGGATCTTCTTCTTGAAGTTTTGAAAGAATTTTATCTACAAGTCTTTCTTCTTTTTTAACCTTTGGAAGTTCTGCAGTTTTTCCTAATTTTCTTTTTGCTACACCTGCTTCGTTTGGATTTGGTGATGTAGTTAATGCTTCAATTTTTCTTCTTTTTGCTGCTGCTTTATGTGCTGTAGCATCTATTGTAAATGATTCATCCATTTCTCCACCATCAATATAATCTGCTGCTGTATCAATATAGTCTGCTGCCTTGGTAATCTTTGATTGAACCCATGCTTCTAAATTACCTTCACCTTTAGCAACCTTTTTTTGAAGTCTTTTAATGGCTCCCAGCATTGTAGAAAGTTCTGAACGTACCATTGAATATTCTTCATCTTTTACTGAGACTTTATCCCAAGCCTTTTCACCATAAGAACATTCAGATCTTGTTTCTTTTTTGTCGCACAGTGGACAATATCTTTTTTCTTCCATTTCTTCGTATGCCATACCTCTTTTAGTATGTTTAATTTCTCCCTTTTGTTTTGCCATTAATCTTTTAGACATGGTTCCAAAATCTTTTACAGGATTTTCGTCAGAAATTCCTTTCTTAGGATTGTCATAAACATCAACATCTCCGTCAGCATCACGATCAACATACTGAACTGTTGCGTGATGCACCAATTGCTTTAGATCTACATTTGGATCCAATTGGTGTTGTTTACCTTTTAAATGTGGAGTTTTATGAGTAAACTTTTTATATGCGTCCATTTACTAATCAATATCCTTTTTTCTATTTATTATATAGTTCTTGCTACACACTCTCATCCTTAGTTTGCTGCTTTAAAAGTTTTGCTAAATCTGCAGTTGAACCAACAAATAGTGCATTTGTGACATTTGTTGGACCTTTTGATTGTTTTTCTTCTTCAATATCTCTTAATTTTTTCTGAAGATCCATTAACTTATCTGTTGCATCCGCAACATTTTTAATAAGTTGTCCAGCAACTTCATATGCTCTTGGCATTTCACTTTCTTGAGCAAGTTCAAGAATTCCATTAATTGCTTCTTGACCTTTTTCAATTAATGAGTATAAATTTCCACGAGTATATTCATAATCCTTTTTAACATCATCTACTCCAGCAGCAATTTTGTCAATTTTTTCAATCGGTGTCACCTCATTTGTAGATACTATTTCAGTATCTACATTAAAAGTATCATTTAAATTATTAAATTTTTTTGTCATTTTCATAATTTGTCAAATTGTTGACCCACTAAACCCAAAATCATCTCCACTTTCAATAAGAGTATCATCAGTAGCAGTAATTGATTTTACTTCTGAACCGGAAAGATGTGATGTTATAGTTGTATTATCTCTACCTCTTTCTACGGTAAGAATATTTCCTGACTTCAATTTAACATAAACTTCTTCACCCTCAAGATCTAAATATGTATTTACTGAGATTGAACTTGCATCATTTACTGCAATTAAAGTATCTGTTGTAGTAATATCTGATGTCAAGTTTGCAACAACAATTCCTGTATAATTTTTGATTGCTCTTGGTTCTGATGAATAAACAACTTCTCTTGTTGTACCATCCGTAAGATAACCAACAGAAACCTTTTTGATGATATCTTTTGTTGCAGAAGAAACTGGTCCAAAAAGATATGTTTTTGCTGTAAATCTTAATGTGTATAAAATAACTCTTCTTGTGCTAAAGTCACCTTCATAATCATCTTGCATCGTTATGTTCTCAAGAACAATTGGAATATCTCTCTTTTCTTTGATGCTTTCGACCAACTCAATAGACATATTATATGGAACGGGCATATATGCTTTCTTGGTTTCTGTTCCGTCTGTTGGGTCTTTTGCAGTAAATGTTTGAGTTGTAGTTACTTTTCTTGATGAATCATAAGTTAATCCTGTAAATTCAAATGACATCCTTGGCAACGTCATCGCCACACTTTTATTTAAATCCGGTGATTGATTTATTCTTGCAAGAAATTTTTGTGTAGGACCATAAGCCAAAGGGACTTTTATAACACTAACAACTTGATCAGAAGTGTTTAGATGCTTTATGTTTATATTGTTAAAAAGAGAACCAAATGCAATTACAGTTCTTCTTAATATTTCGTTATAAAAATATTCAAACATTTTGAATCTCTATTATATTATTTAACTATAATAACTTTTATTTATGGCATTCCAAATGGGTTAGTTTCTGTAAAGTCAATAATAGAATCTGCTTCCAGTTCAATATCAGTGTTATCAGCATATCCATCATTATTGACATCAGAATTTATAGATCTTATTTTGTAATTTGCACTTGAGGCAGAACCAACAACAGTTTCTCCAGAAACAAAGGAACCAGTCACGTTAGAAACTTTAAGTTCACTGGAAATAGCATTCCAATTTCTTACTATTGCAGTAACTCCACTAATAGAACCCGTTACAGTTTCATTAAATACAAACGTTCCAATACCCGAACTATTTGGACCTGCAATTGTAATTGTGGGTGCCTGAGTATATCCTAATCCAGCATTTGTAATTCTAATTGATGTTATAGTTCCTGCAGAACTTACTACAGCCGTTGCTGCTGCTGATACACTTGAAATTCCAGTAAATGTGATTAATGGAGAATTGGAGTATCCAGATCCAAACTTAGTAATTGTTATAATTCCAACAACACCATTTCCAATAGACGCTGTAGCAGCTGCTCCAGAACCTCCACCTCCAATAAATCTTACTCCAGGTGTTGATGTGTAACCAGATCCTGAATTAACAATTTGAACTTCTTGAACTGATTGTGCTGATGGATTGACATTAGAATTGCAAGCAACAATTCCAGAAATCATTATCACAGAAGCAATACCAGTAACACCACCAGAAGGAGCGGATGAAATTCCAACTTTTGGAATTCTTGTATATCCACCTCCGCGATTTGTTACTGTTATAAATCTAATTCCGCCATTTACTATAGATGCTACAGCAGTTGCAGTTGATCCCACTCCAACCAATGTTAAAGTTTGAGTTCTTCCAATATAAATTTCTCCATCTTCACCTTCACCAGTTCCAGATGCAGACTCTACACCCTGAAGAACATCATCTATACCAATAATAGAAGTATCAATAATTTCATCTTCATATCTAAAGAGTTCACATTTCAGTTCATAAACATAATTTTTTTGCAATTGATAAAAAGGTTTTTCATGTTCAACAAACTTAATTTCAAATAAACGATCTCCTAAAGGAAAATAAATTAAATCCCCTTCTTTTGGTCTGGAAGATAACTTTATGTCAGGTTTTTTTGAAATTAATGGTTTAATATAATTTGAATATCTTTCTTGGGAAATAATAAGATTTATTTCTTGAGTTGACTGAATTCCAAACTTTGATAAAATTGTAGTATTATCTGAATATCCTTCAAAATTTTCAACATATGCCTCTATTGGATAGGCTTCATCAAATTGGGATTCAATTACTTCTTTTATGATAGTTTTTTCTGTTATATATTTTCTTGGAAGATAATATACTTCAACACCATACATTCTCAACTGTTCATTGATAAGATCTTGTATTAAATTTTGCTCATTTCTTGAACCTTGTTGAAAAAATGGATTTAGCATATGACTATCCGATCATGTCCAAAGGAGGAAGTTCATATGTATTTGACATCTTTTCCATTATTATTTCCAATTCTTTTTGTCCATCATCATAAATCTGTCTTCCATTTAATTCAATGCCACCTGGAAGCTTGACTCCTTGAAACTTAATTAAATTTTGTCCCCATTGACGCTTAATCAAAGAAGTTAAGTATGGTTTTAGAAATGAGTCATTCCAAACTCTAGTAAAATCATTTGGGTCTAATGCTCTATAACAATCAATAATCAAATAATCTCCAACTGCAACACTTGCCCAATCAATATCAAGATATAATCTATCCATTCTTTGATTAAATCTAATCTGCTTTTGTGTTGTAAGTAGAAAATCAATATCTTCCAAATAAGTTTTAACCATTGCGTAGGTTAGAATTTCAGTTGATCCCCAATAGTAAATATCATTCAAAAATAACTGATATTTCACACTAAACATATTATTTGTTGTTGTGTTTGTTCCATCAAAATGATAAATTTTTTGAATTCCTATAACTGATGGTGGAACTTGTAAGAAGTTGCTATTTTCCCTGTAAGAAAAAGTAGTTGCAGTGCCAGCAATATTTGCTGATGCAGTTGTAGTTACAATACCGGCAGTTGGAACTCTTCCTCCAGGCGCTCTCCCTCTATCAACATCGTTTTGAGTAATTTGATATTTTAAAAATATCTGAGAGACTCCATCAAAATGTCTCTCTTGAAAAAATTGTATAGCATCATCCACTAAATCATCAATTTGCTCATCGGCAACATTAATTTCTAAAACTGGCGCTCCCAGTTTCCTTTTACAATAATCAATTAATTCTTGTCTTGATGTTGGTTGCGCCATTTATCTACTTACACTTACAAATATTTATGATAAATTTGGGCATCCCATTTGAGCAACAATTTCTTGCTGCTTCAAATAAAGTTTTATATATGACTTACTAATATCTCTAAGAGATTGTAGATCATCTATTGAATCTATTTCAATACAAACCCTTGTGTATTCAAAACTTTTTGATAAATCGTCAAGGATTAATTCATCAGGATTCATTTATCAAACTCCTAAGTAGTGATTTGATTTCGCTTAAATCATTTTTTATACTACCAACTTCTAACTCAAGTTTTTGCATCTTTTGATTCTCCTCATTTTTTGCATTTTTTCTCATAATGTATTCTTGATATTCGGACATGTTGTTATTAACTATAGCGTTTGTTGTTTTATTTCTCAATAAATGAGAATGTCCTTCAATTTTTGAATAATCCATAATCAGGCAAGAGCAATAGTTCTGAGATCTTTAAAAATTGGAACATAAACTTGATTTGTTGATGTAGATACAATCTTAATTCTAAAACTTCTAAAGGGTGGTAATTGATCTGCTGTAAATGAGTATTCAGAAAAATCAACTTGGGACGAATTAAAACCTAAAGCACTTGATGGAGTAATAAATTTATCAGGACGCCCATCATTATTTTCATCATTAATTACTTGACCTCTATAATCTAAATTAAGATATCCTGGGAATGGTGTAAAGATTGCTTCAAAATTAGGATTTTGACTTATAGAATAGAAAGCACGAATATCTGAATAAAGATTAACATGTGCATTCAACAGAAGTTTAATTGATGTTGCTGAATTTTCTAAATTAATTTCTTTGGAAATATACTGAAAAGCAGTTGGATCACTATCAATACCATTAACTCTTGGATCATTTGCATAATCTGTAATTACATTGTTAACTCTATTTGAAGTTAAAACAGTACTAATTCTTTGAGTGTCAATAATTGGCGATAGTCTTGTATCAACTGTTCCCAAAACTAATTTCAAATTCATTGATTTGTTTCCAGGAACATTAATAAGACTAAAATCTTCATTTACTTTTGAAGCAATTAATCTTGGAGTACTAAAATAATTTGGTGAATTGATAGTAATTGAATCAAATCCACTATTTGCAAATGGAATTTCATTTCCACTAATACTTGCTCCAGTTGTTGTTCTAACTTCGCCAGTCAATGAAGTTCCTTGTACTGTAACATTATGTACGATAGGTGTAATAATTTCAAAAGGTATATTTTGAGTTGCTTGAATATTTGAACCACCTGATGACTTGGTTTGATTTTGATATAAAGATGGGAATGAGATACCACTTGACCTATCAATTCCAGAAGAAGATGTATCCAATTTAATATTATATGAGTCAAATGTTATTGCATCAGAAACTGTAGCATCTCCCAAATAATGTGTTTTGTTGATCCTTTTTAGAGAAATTCCATTTAGTTCGTACTTGTAAACAGGAGTTCCTACTGGATATGTCAGTGGATTTGCTCCTCTAACAATATCTCCTCCGATAATTCCTGAAGATACTGAAGTATATTCAATAATTTCACTTCCAATTAATAAGTATCCTTGATTTGTAGTTCCGACTCCAACATTTTCAAATGTGCCAAAATTACTTGAGTTATCTACGGAAATAGATCCTTCAGAATCTGCATTATATGCTATACTTAATTTTGTTGGATTAATGTCCGATTGAACATTCGAAAGAATGACATAATTATTGGAAGAATACATTCCATGATTCTTATGATTTACCTTAATATGAAGTCCATCATTAACTGTAGTAATATTTGCTATTTGAACATTACCACCCGAAGGGGAATTTAAATAGGTGGTAATACCAGAATTATTAGTATATTGAACACTGTTTGCAACTCCAACACTAACAACAAAATTACCTTGAACATTATCCAGAATAAGTTGATTTGTACTTGCTATGGAAACAATTGATAATCTTGCATTTACGCCAGTATTAAATAATCCTATTGTAGAAATTCCAAGAACATCTCCAACCTGATAACCATTTCCACTGGTAAGAATTGTAGCACCACTGGAAACTACAGAACCATTTGAGATTGTAATATCTGCTGTTGCCCCAGTTCCATTTCCAGTAATTGTTTCTAAAGATACTCCAGTAAATGTCATATTTCCTGTGTATCCAATACCAGCATTAATTACTCTCAGTTGTCCTGTAGCAATACCTGCACTACCAACGTAGTTTCCGGTAGCATTTGTTCCTCTTTGTGAAACAGTATTTCCAATTGTAAGTTCAGAATCATTTAAAGTAGAACCAATACCTATTCTAACTTTTTTGGAATTTAAACTTAGCGAATCGGGAAGTAATTTTGCAATCTGCCTGTTACCTTCCGTTAATTCTGGACTATAAAATTCAACGGTTCCTGAAGTTAAGAAATCTGCTCTATAAAGAGTGAATTTAAGATCATCTGGCCAACTTGGTTCCCAAGTTGAAGCATTTTGAGATTTGAATAGGGAACCAAGATATGGTTGATCAGCAACATATGTTTGAGTAATTAAATCATTCTCACCAATTCTGGAAATATAAACACTATATTTTTTAGATAGTGATGCTAAACATATACAATACTCAGTATTACCTTCAAGATAAACAGGTGCTTTAAATTTAATATTTGTGGCAACAGATCCATCTGCTGAAGTTATAATTTCTGAAGGTTCTAAAACAATTTCTGAAAATGGAAGAATATTTCCAGTTGGAAAACCATTTTGCATGGTTCTCAACTGAAATGTTACTGGTATATCCATATCATCTATTGATGCAAAGAAAATATCACAACTAGTTAAGAAAACTCCAGTTTCGTCATCAACTCTGAAAGATTGAGCAAGCGGATCATACCAACCAATAAGAACATCTTCTGTTGTCTGTGAGATTATATTAGATGCGACAACTTGTGCTCCAGTTGTTCTTGAAATTGATCTTTCTTGAAATGTCTGTTTATTTTGAATTCTTGCATTTCTTACTGAAATGATGTTTTCTTGAACTGTTTCTAAAGTTCCACTTGAAGTAAATCCCTCTTCTGCAATTGTTGTTGCAGCATTTTGGTCATTTAAATCATTATTAATAATAGTTAGTACTTTACTTCCAGCCTCAAATCTTGGGTGAACATCAGTATTTGGATTTGGTAAGTAAAAACTACCAATAAGTGTTGCAGAAAGATCTGATTCAAGTCTTACATTTGTGATTGTAGCTTGAGCTTTACTGCGTTCCCCAACAAGAATCATACCTGACTCAACCCATCCACTATATTCCCCCTGCGGTTCATTTGAGAGTGAGAATGTATCAACATTTAATATTGTAGATGTTGATGAATATGATTCTGATAAAATTTGATTTGTATATGGATTTTGTGGGTATGTTGATCCTGGATTATTATACTCACCTTCTTTATGATTTGATTGAGCAACTCTAAAAGTAATATTTGCAGGGATGATTTTGGAAGGTTCTGGACCCAATCCAGTTTTTCTTACTACACCAGTTACTTTTTCTCCAACTTCAAATGTTCCAGAAATCATATTGATTTCTAAAAGTTTTGGTACACAATATTTTGTAACATCAACTCCATCAAAGAATGCATAAAGTCTAGTAAGTGGTTTGATTTTTTTACAAACAAATTCAATATTACGAGATCTCATAAATGGAACAAGATCTCTATTTACTACTCTATCTCCTACTGAAGTCTTATCAAATTGTTCCGTAACAGTTAATTGTGTTCCAGTTTGTGTTGATTTACCAGTTTCTTTAACTTCTTGAATAGTCTGTTGACTAACCGTCGTGGTTATTGTTTCATACAATGAGGCTGGGCCACCTTCGCCACCGTTTGCCCACCCACCTTCACCAAATTGAGAAGAACTACTATTGCTTACAATCCTTGTTGATTGAATAACTTCTCTACCAGTCCAATTGTCTACTGAAGCATTCCACTTAGTAGGAGCAAGTCCTGTTTGTGGATCAACATTTTGAGTTTTTACAGCATTGGCAAGAGTTTCTGCGTAATTTCCTTCAGTGTTAATAATTTTTGCTTCCAATCTAACAGTATCAATCCAAGTATCTGATGCTGGCGTAAGTTCAAGAGTTCCTTGCCAAAAACTAATTAAGAAAGGAGTAACACTTTCACGTCTTGTTCCAAAAATTTGCTTCAACCATTCAACTTCAGCATAGTCTAAGGTAACAATATCATTAGTTTTTCTAATATTAACACCCTCAATTGGAGAGAATTTAAGATCTACTGTTGGATCTACGTTTACAATAGGACCTGGCATTAAATCAACTGAAGTTGTGTAGTGGCTTGGTCTTAGTGCTTTATTTGACAAATCAATGCTATTCTTTAATAAGATACTAGTTTCTTGTGCCAATGTAGAACTAAAGTTATCAACAAAGAATCCGGATTTAAATCTATTAATTCCATCTGCATCCGGCACAAATAAATTAGCAGTATCAGTTTCTAAAAGTGATAGTGTTGTATAATATTCTAAACTTCTGATTCTGTTTTCAAGTTGTTTAATATCAACCATCCTATATCTTTTATGTTCTAAAAATTGAATAGAAGATTGTGAAACGTTATAAAGATATGGTGGTAAAGTGATAGATGCTATTTCCAGAGCATCATCAACAGAAACTGGTTTTTGTGGGTTTTCTGAAGGATCTCCATATTTTATTTGAAATTTTCCATCTTTAGATAAATATATTCTATCAATTCTTCCAAGGTAAAATGAAAATGTTGTTAAAATTGACTCATCTGAAGCAAGAATGTTAGATGCAGAATTGCCAGAAGCATTAAAAACTCTACCATAAAATTCAAGAGGAGATCTTGCTCCTTCAGAAACGATATAAGAAGAAACTCTAGGTCTAATGTCAATTATATCACCATTGCTTAAACGATTAATTGCAGTAATATTTTTATAATCATAACTATCATAAGAATTTACTGTTGTAATATCTCCATCATCCGTTGATGCATAATATCCACTTTCAAAGTAAATTTTTAATTTCTTTGAAGGTTCTGCAAATTCAGATTTTCTTGATATTGATCCATAATCATAAAATGTCCCTTTTTGTCCATTTTTAAATGTATAATTTTGAGAAATATTAAAACTTGGAGAATCTAAAGTTGTTATTACTGCACTGAGACCAGATTCTGAGAATGATAGACTTTCTCCTTCTTTAAATGTATTTTGGTTGATATATACGAAAGAAATTTGTGAAGCAGTCAATCTTTCAGCACAAACGGCAACAGCACCGCTAGATTTTCCTATAATTTGCTCTCCAATAACTAAATCAGATGTTGTTGAAGTTTTTCCACTGATTGAAGATAAAGTAACTTTTGGTGCAGATGGATTTGAAGTATCTGCAGATTCATAAATTCCATAAATTTTGATAATATCTGGTGTATTGAGTGAGATAATTTCATCCTGAACTCTTGTTCCATATGCATAATTTCCGTAAGATAATCCATCATTAAGTGTTGTTCCTCCAATTCCAGATCCTCTATTTTTTGATTTATCTATGATTAAAGCATTAACTCTATTTTTCAGTTTTACTTTTGCTTTTGGTTTTGTTTTTCTAAGAGTTGCTATTAATGTAGCGCCAGTATTGTCCGTACCTAAGTTATAAATTTGAAGTTGGGTTCCACCAGGTGTGAATGAAAATCTATCAGAAGTCAAAACTTCAATTGAACCATCGGATCTAATTAACGAATATCTTTCTTCATCAAAAGGTAAAAATGTTTCATTAGTTCCTGCACTTACTGAAACAGATAATTTATTTCCTGAAATATTCACAATAAATATTTTTCTAATACTGAGAGTAGCATCTGCTAAAGAAACATCTGAAATATTAATTTTTGGCAATCTTGTATAAAGAGTATTATCTGTTGATGATTCAAG